GTATACACTTATCCCATGCGTTAGGATCCATCAGTACCGATGCTCCGGAAATAGTTGTATCGTTGGTATAGACTAAGTCTAGCAATTCTTTTATGTGTTCTATATCACAGAATTCATGATGCACACTGATTGCGATGTCGTTAAAATACTGCGAATATTCTTTCCACCATCTTAATGTACGTGAGCCGTTGGTGTTAACTGATACTCTAACGCCGTGTCTCTCTTTTAAGAACTTTACAAACTCTCCTAGCTTAGGCCAAAGCGTTGGCTCACCACCTGTTAGTTCAATACTGAACAGTTTCTTGTTAAAATGTGTTTTATAAATTGTAATTAAATGATCAAAGTTCTTACAGATCACATCAAAGTCCGGCCATGTTGTTGTTCCTGCGTGTGAATCAGGCCAGCAGTAATTACATTTGTAGTTACAAACATTCGTAAACTCATAACGTATACTGAGATATTCGTCGAAGTCTGGGTTTACTATAGCTACAGGTTTCATAAAGAATCCAATCCTTCATAAAGTGCAGATAAATTTTTAAAATTATCTGTATTCTTATCGTTAGATAACAGTCTTAACAAGTTTGGAGCATTTCTTTCAATTAATAATTTATGAATACTGGCATCGAGTATCTGTGTTCTAAGAACTGGGTAACTTAAATTCAACACAAGATTTATCAAGTTTAAATTATCGTAGGGTGTGAGGGTAATAGTATTTCCCAAATGCCAATGCTGCCAATCCATGCTGTTTCTAACAACAATATGATGTTTAAGTTCTTGTTCAGTGGCAAAGGACAGTGTCTTTGCATGATCAATTATGCCAGCAAACTTTTCTTTTAAGAAATAATTGCTGTGATAATAATGTTGTTGTTTGGAAACTTCAATGATATCTTCGCCAAAATGATTTAATGTTATACAAGCATCGTGTGGATTACGCATGAGCATTTCGTCACCGTTAGCACCAGACAATAGCACCTCTGGAGTTCGCCAATACTGCAAACTTTTGTAGGCCCAAAATTGTTTTAATTTAGACCTGTTGTGGCACATAAAATAATCTAAATCAAAGTGTTCATAGTTTACTAATTCGTAAGGAATACCATGCTTAACCACATAAGCCGCCAGCAATAGTGTATCAACTCCACCTGTTAAAAACAATTTTATAGGTTTATCAAATTTAAAATTTAAAATTGACTGTTCAATTGTAGTGTTTATTTGGTCAATAATCTTGTCGTCTGTTAGATCTAATTTAACAAATGTTGGTTCTGCTATTTTAATTCGTGTAATACTGTCTGTTGTTATAGAAACATCACCTACAAAAAATTCAGACAGGCGCAATAAATTAGAAACTACAAACTTTTCATCATTGATGAAGATAGGAAAGGTCTGTCTTATCCCTGTTGTTAGTTGCACCGAGTTAGCTGTGTATTGTATCTTGCAAGACTTACCTTCATACCCTTTGGATATAGTTGAGTCTGTTACAGTCCAGCCATTGTCAAAGTCAACAAAGAACTCTCCCCATCGAATATGATTTGGAAAATCGTTGTTTTGTTGTTTGCTTATAGAAAAAAACATTATACAGTTCCTATGATCATCCAGCGAGTATACAACTGTGTTTTTAACATACCTGACCAAAGTTCTGTTAGGTGACTTTGTTTTTTAAATTCTTCTAATGTCTGTGCAATTCTAACATGTTCCGGAATATCATAGTTGTTACTTTGCAGTACAACAATACTGTCTTTAGGTAATCTTGCTAACCAGATTTCATATTGCTCTTGGGTGATATGTTCGCAACTGGTGTTGACTATGACATTGCCATTTACTGGAACCGTACACATGTCACCTGTAATAGCTCTAAACTTTCCGTCAATTTCTTCGTGCTTATTCATCATAGTAGCAATAGGTTCGCAGGTAGGATCAATATCCACACTACAAATATAACGTGCAGGTATCTCACTTTGAAATATCATGCTGGCTAACACTCCGACCCAGCCGCCGTGGATATCGATTCTGGAAGGAACATTGACCAACGGTCGCAGATGTTCAATCAACCATTCTTTACTTTGCATCTGGCCTCGCCAAAATGCATCAAGCGTTCGATTAGGATCAGAGCTTTGCCTAATAGCCTGCATCCAGAAATGTAAGTGTTCGGTATCTATTTTCATCTTGCAACATCTCCTGCTATAAGTCTTGCTATCGCACTAGCTGTTTTTATTCCCGGATGTAGTAAATCTCTACCTAAGTCTATATGCGATGATGTTTTTTTGCATTTTAGAATTTTAGTGGTTTTGCTGCACCAAGAGTATTCAAGATATTGACATTTATCTTTCCACATCAATCGGCTTATTTTACTAATAAACATTGCGTTAGCAATAGCATGATCGTCATTCTTAAGCCATGTGTCAATTAAAGAGTTAGGCTTCATGTCCCACGGCCCGTGTGGTATAAATTTAAATTTGTTATATTCAACTATGCGTTTGTAACTAGGCCAGATTACAATAATGCCTTTTGGGGCAGGATACCCATCGTGCAGTATTGATAAATTGTGTAGATTGAATAGCATTGATGAAGCACCGACACCCATATTAATAACAGGAATATCTAACTGTTGCTCTAGACGATAAGGAACAGTGTCGTTCTCATGCAATCCTATACCATTAGTTACCGAACACCCAAACATTACTATAGAATTTTTCCAATCTACTTCTTTAAATTCTTTAGTTCTGTATCCATCAGAGTTGTAGTTGTACTGTATCTTATTGTTTCGATAATACCAATCAACTGGTTGCTTTTTTAAATTTTCAAGAAATACACTTTTTATATCAGATCCGGCCCATTCATTGCCGTCGTTGGTTACATGTAGGAATTTATTATTTCTAATTCTATTAGGTATTGTATCAAAAAACTTATTAAACATTTTTAACCTTAGGTATTTTGCTATCAGCTGAACTGATACATTGATCTGTTATACAAATCTTTGGTGAAGAAAATAAGGTAAAATTCTCAATTAATCCTAACGATTCTTCCTTACAACTATATGCCCGCTTAACCTCATTACCTCTTATTATAACACTTTGGTAACCACTATTGCAACTCCAACCTCGAAATTTATTAAAATCAAAAGCATTAAATCTTTCCGCTTGATCAAATAGATATTCTTGACCTGTTTGATCATACAATGCAACTTGATAAACCTCTTCACCGATAGAACGTTGCGGAAACCCTGTCTGCATCTTGTGTATCATGTCTTTGGTGTAACCGTCAACAATATCACTGGCTGTGGGATTGCTCTGTGGTTTCAGTGTTACATTGATTCCTCGAGCATGCAGTCGAGCCATGCGTTCATAAAGCTCATAGAACTTTTCAGGAACCATAACTTGATTAACAGTTATGTGTACTAATTCATACTGTAATTGTAGGCACTTATCTCCAAACTCTTGTTCACGGGCAAACTCATCGTGAAAGCTGGCTGTGATACTTCTGCGTTGTAGCAATGCTGTATTGGCACACCATGTGTTCCACCATTTGCTACCCGGACTCAAATTGGTTGTCATATGAATACTTTGGTAAGGACTTTCGGTTTCGTCTAGGTGTTTGACCAAATCCGGTAATTGTTTGTAAGCAGTGGGTTCGCCTCCACTAAAACTCCAATGAAATTCATTGAAACCATTTTGTCGTGCCTGCGTTTTAATTTCGTCTATGGCATTGACATAGACTTCAAATGATTGGTAATCCATTTGGTCACTGCGAGCATAGGGCCAACAGTAACTACAGTTGTAATTGCAGAAGCGACCTAGAATCCAACTGGTGGAAAATAATGGGCGATGCAACATAGTGCGTTGACCAAATCTTATTATGTTATCGAATGGTATCTTTGTGAAGTCTTGTGTCATGATCTGACAGTATTTAACTACAAAAGTCTTGACCTTTTGCGTTTGCGGTTATATACTGTATGAGTGGTCGTGAGTGGAATGGTATACCTCCGGTCCGTTGTGAAACGCATTTGGGCAAGGGCAACGTCTTAGACATCGCTTTGTAGGTTCGAATCCTACCGACCACACCATATACTACGATAAGTAGAACTACATAACTAAAAGGAAAAAGATATGTCAAACACAGTAGAACAACTCAAAGCAGACTTCGAAGCATTCTTGGCTGAGGACGCAAAATTCGCAGCAGGCAATGGCGCAGCAGGAACTCGTGCTCGCAAAGCACTTCAAGAGGTTGCCAAGGGTGTTAAAGCTCGCCGCAATGAAATCACAGAAGAAAAGAACACTCGCAAAGAAGCCAAGGCTTAATCATGAGCAAGCAAGATCTTGACGATCTCTGTGTAGATATTATGGCACAGGATAGCTGTAGTTTAGATCTAGGTTACGGTGCCGTTCCCCCCGACTATGGTAACATCAGTCACAGTGGTTACGGTGCCGATACTATCACTATAGATACAGATGCTAGTACAATGTACATGTCAAATACTATTACTCTACCGAGTACAACTATCGCCAATGGTGGATATACCATCGGTAGTGCAGGCGGCAACGGCAGTGCTAGCATATTTGGAAGTGCTAGTAGCTACAACTGGAATACTACAACAACAACTCCAAGTGTCAATATCAGCAGTGATGGCATTGACATGGCCGCTGGCACTGATATCAAAGTAGATGGCAAAAGTCTCAAAGAGTTTATGTCTAAGATGGAAGAACGCTTGGCCATACTTATACCTGACCCTAAGAAACTAGAACAGTTTGCTGCACTTAAAAAAGCCTACGAACACTACAAGTTGATGGAGTCTCTCTGTCAGGAACCACCTAAAGAGGATTAAATATATGGATGTTCGTCTATTATCCTATTCACAACCAACAGAGGAATTTAGAGATCTGGGTCTCTCAGATGCGCAGGAACTCATTGCGTATTGCGCCCGTGTCAGCAATCCCTCAAATCAACTCAACACAGACACATCAGAAAAACT